CTGCTATCAATACGGACACGTTCTGAGCCATTTGTACCAAATCTCATCAAATTATTAGTATGACCATATGAAATAAAACCTTGTTGAACAGCATCAGTATCGTGAAAATTTATAAAGCCACTATGTGTTGTTCCAGTACTAATATCAATGCTTGTGTCTGAATTGTTTTCTAAAATAAGCTGTGATGATGTTTGATAAGTCGTTCTTGATGTAGCACCATCAGCACCAATAATATGAACTTTATCAGCAGGACTTGCAGTTCCAATGCCAACCCTATTGTTTGTGCTATCAACTTTAAGTGTTGATGTGTCTACAGTTAAATCTGCTGAACAAGTAACACCTTGAGAACTATCTACTGTTACTGCTGTAGTATTAGCAGTTTTTAAAATTATTTGGTCATTTGTTGATAGGTCTATACCACTATCATCTCCTGCTAAATTCTGAATATTGTTTACTTTGATTGTTGAACTCATGATATCACCAAATTTCCACTTACTGTTAATGTTACACCACTTGCGATAGAAAGGCTATGAAAACAACCAGAATTATCTCCAGATGCTATTTCTGTATTTGTATTTAGTTCTTGTTCATGTGTCCTAAAAATATCGCCTTTACCATTTGTGGTATCGCCTTGATTGCCATTTTCACCTTGAAAAAAACCTGCACCACCTCCTGCTGAAACTTCGGCAGTGTCTGTAGTCTGGTTAAATGTGAATAAACTTATCCAAGCATCATTATCAGCATTTCTAATTTTTAAAATATTATTGCCAGTATCATACCAAAGCTGATAGGCATACATTGTGCTTGGTTGTGTACCACCACTATTAGCAGATACTATGGCTTGTAAAACATTATTTATATCCGACCTTGTATTTGGAAAAGTCTGGTTATCTATTACATAATCGTGTTGAGCCATATTTACCTCTTTATGTTACTAATTCGCCATATCCTTTTGCTACATAATCAAAAGTTCTGTTCACTACTGCATCACTACTATTATAGAACGTAATTGTAAATCCACTAGTGCTTTTTGAAGTTATAGCATAATAATCTCCACTTGTTAAGTTCTGAGCAGAAATTCCTACACCTTGTAATGCTTTAAATGTTGGACTAAAAGTTATTACTTTAGAGCCAGTACCACTTGCAATATCATTGTCAGCTATAACTCTATCTGGCATATCAACTGTTACAGACAAGGCACTTACACTTGGGGTAGCTTCTGAATCTGTGGTTGTTAATAATGCTCTAAACTTAAATCCTCTAGCTTTATAATCTCCGACAAAAAACTTTCTAAATGCTGTATATGTTGGACTTGCACTAGCAGGGTCATCTTCTGTAGTTGCTATTTGTAATTCACAATTAGTATCACCAAATTCATTTGCATCACCATCAAATAAACCTTCTCTATCATCAAAAAAACCAGTAGCATCATCAAATTGTACACCAAAATCAACTCTACTCATTGTTACATTTGCTGTAACTCTACTGGTAAAAACACCACCAACATCAATATGTGTATCAAAATCATAAGTTCCAGAAGATGCTACAGTACCACCACCACCATCAAATAAACCACCAGTTGTGTCAAAATTTCCTGCACCACTATCAAATAAAATACTTGTTCCTAGTCTTAATTCATTACCAACAACAACTGTAGATGTTTTTGTTCCAGAAAATGTTGGGTGTTGTGTGGATGTTGCAACTAAATTTAAATCTTTTATTTCTTGTATAATCGCCACAGATGAAGTTGCATCTAGTGATTCATTACCTAACTTATCAACTGCTTTAATAAAATATGTACCAGTCATTGCAGGAACTACAGCAGTATTTGCAGGTCTTGAAACCTTATTAATCAAATCTACTGCATTGGCATAATTAGCACTAGCTGTAGTATCTCTTGAGTGTCTTATCCTATAATGTGATAAATCTAAATCCCCTACTGGTGTCCAAGATAAATGTGCTTCAGTATTTACAATATTTATTGAAAAGTTAGTAACTGTTTCTGGTGGTGCTGTTTTACCTACAATTTGATGTTGTGTAGCTATAAAAACAGAACGACTAACTGAAGTGATTGTTCTAGCTCTAACATCATATATTGCATCATCTTCAACATTAACTAGCTCAAATCTTCTACCACTAGCTTTACCTAAATTTATATAATTTGTATCTGTAGTTTTCTTGGCTTGCACCTCAAAATCTGTTGCAAATAAATCTGAAGAACTAGCATCAACTGTTAAAACACTTATAGCTTCTTCGTTTAAAACTCTTAATTCATCAGCTACTGTTATGCTTGGAGTACCTACTAAAAAGGGATTAGGTAAGTTTGTGTCTGGTATTTCTGGAACAGCTATCTGTAAACCAAAAGCATAATAGCTTTCTTGATGTTCTGAGCATTGTAAACTAATCGTATGGTCAGCATTAATCGTCATTCCCTGCACTCTAAAAGGTTTTGCAGAAAAGCTAGGTGTTGCATGAGTTATATTCACTATATCGCCTATTGATAGCTCTAAGGCACTTGCATCAGCTTTTAATGATATGTTTAAGCTTGACCTTGAACGTCTTAATATTATTTCAGCCATTTCTTGGGCTTGATAAGGGCTTGTAAGCATAGAAAAATCAAATCTACCCTCTAATAATAAACCACCATCTTCAGCTTGCATTGTTGCGAATTTATCTGCTGTAGCTAAACCAGTTTCATCTACTGGTGGGAATTGTGCTGTATCTGATTGATAGTTTTTATCTGGGTTAATAAAATTAACTATAACTCTATTATATCTTGAATTTTTATTTTTACTTATTACAGAAATACCACCTAAAATATTATCTTCATCAAGTGTAATTGATGCTGTACCAGTGGTTTCTACTAATATGTTATATTTACCTGCTGAAAAATTAAGATAAGACCTAGAACCCCTAACAAAGTCTTTTACGTTATCTATGGCTTTCTTTGAGCTATCAACGACAGTATGGCTATTCATTAAATCTATCTGACTAGCACCACTAAAAGGGGTTATTTGTGTATCACATACGTTGCTTGCAGTTTTCCAATCAGAAAAGTTACTATCAAAATAACTATCAGCTATGCCCATACCAAATCTATCATTTCTTAAATAATCTAATAATTCAATTATAGGATTGTCAGAATAAGCCCAAGTTGTACTATCGTTTTGTCTATGACTGCCAGAACCACCAACTGTAGTATCTAATCTTGGGTCATATACTTTTCTACCTCTAACAACTGCTTGAACATTAGGTAATGAACCAAACTTATCTGCATTCCATTCAAATCTTAGAGCTAAATAAGCTAATCCACCTAATTTATGGTCATCGCCCCATGAACCACCACCTGCACCAAGTAAACCAGAAGATATCAAAAAAGAAGCTTCTTGTGTATCAGTTCCAAAATGTGGCTCTACTGTTATTAGGCTGTTTGAGTTTTCTGTATCGTAAAAATTAACATCAGAACTGGCTACTGTTCTTTGTACATTATCAGCTAAACTACCAGATAAAGTAACTTGTTGGTCATTTACAAAAAGCGAATCAATACCATCTATTTCTCCCTCACCTAAAACTAAAACCATAAATAAATATTGATTATCAGCACCAGATGTTTCTAAAAAAACGATATTACCACCAACTTTTCTTGTTCCATAAATTATAGGGATATGACTATTAGAACTTATTTTATTTACTAAAACACCCCTAGCATTTTGGTCTGCTAATAATTCTCCAAAATCTGGTATATCTGGCTGTGGATTTAGCCAACCTATAACATCTTCAATTATATCGCCTATACCATCAACAATATCGTCAATAATATCTGTAATATCTTCAATAGGATTCCAACCACCCATTAGATTAGTCTCCAGTTACTGCCCATATGTTTGAAACCTAACTTTTCAAAAACTGGGTCTACACCTAAACCAGATGTAATAGATAAAACTATAGGCAAATCATCAGATGCCTTTTTAACAGTATCCACTAAAGTTTTTACTAATTTAAAACTTCTATATTCTTTTTTTACATAAATCATCTGTATTTGCATAATTTGGCTTCTACTAAAAAAATATTCTGATTTATGAAACATACAGCAAGCAATTAATTCATCTTTATCCAAATCATTTACTAATAAAATTTTACCCTTTTGCAAAATGGTATTTATGAAGTGCATACCTTTTTTGGTATCAACTTCATCTGGATATATGTCAATTAGGTCAGTATTTTTATAATCAACTAATAAATTAAAAATATTACTTATATCTTGTTTTTCTGCATAATATAAATGTGTACTCATGGTCTACCCCACTTAATATCTCTAACAGTTAAAGCTGAATATTCCATTCCTTTATCAGAACTAAAAAACCTTTTTTGGGAATTATCTGTAGTTGTCCTGCCACTTGTTTTGCTAAAATTACCCCAATGTGAACTTAAAATTAAAACCAAAGTAGCTGTTGAAGTATTATCAGATATTTTAAATTCATCTACTGTTCCATAAAACAATAAAAAAGGGTCAGCTATTAAACTTAAATTACTATCTAAATAACCTCTATAAACATAAATATTATCATTAATTATATTCTCATTAAGGGCTAAAGCTACATAAGTTTGGTCAACAGCCGATAAACTTAGTGATAATGTGTTTTTGGTAGGTGCATTAGTTTCTTGAACCCCAGTAATACCTCTAAAATGTCCATTAGCTAAATAGGTTCTTGATATTCCAGATACACTTGATGTTATATCAAAGCTTGCATTGGTAAGGTAAAAAGGGCTAGAAAACTCTACATCTATTAATAATATTGGCTCTATAACTCCAGTAGCTAATTCTGTTTTAACTGCACTTGTTAGACCTCTGGGCATTACAGAGCCTCAATTACATCAAATTCATAATTAAATAATAAATTTCCGTCTTTGTCGCTTTGACCAGTATTAAACTCTTGTCTATCACTTGTTAAATGTACATTAAAAGGTATTGAATCATAAGTTACTGAACTATCATCTGCTAAAGCTTCCCTTAATGGTGGCTCTATAGTTACTGTTGCTGAATTACTAGATGATGTTACATCTTCAACAACCATATAAACTTTATTATGAGCAAACTTAATTAAATCACCTGCTTTTAGCCTACCTGCACCATCTGCACCGAATCCATCTATAGCGATTGTAGTATCACCAACTGAATGAGTGCCATTTACTAACAAAGTTCCAGTTTCGTTGCCCTGTGCATTCATATAGCTTGGGAAAGTAACAGTAAAAGCTTCTTTTCTTGACCTTTGTTTGACTATAAATGCCATAATAGGTGCAAATTCTGCTCTAGTCATAGGTGGATATGCTACTGTAAAACTAAATCTTTGACCTTGAACTTGCCTTCTAAAAGACTTGCCACTATCTGTTTCACTATACAAAGTCTTTTGATTACTTTTAAAGTTAATCGCATTGAATTTAGTATTTGGTAATGCACCACTCATATTATCGCCATTTTACCTTTTTCATTAACAGCACTATTAATCATATTGACTATAGTACCCCTAGAATTAAGTAGTAACTCATTAAACCCTCTAGCATCTACTGTGGTTATATTAAAATTAACTGTTACCTGCTTACCTAAACCAAGTTTGTCATTTG